CGACCCTCGAACTCGAGATCAGCCTCGATGTAGACGCACCAGACCGGCAGCCGGTACAGCAGCGCAGTCGGCAGGTCGCCCGAGATGGGTGTCTCAGCCAGCGGCCGGTACAGCGCAGGGTCGAATCGCATGATCTGCTGGCCCATGCGCCACGCCATCATCGCGCCCAGGATGCCCACGTGATGCGAGGACAGCAGCGGCACGCGATTGTCTCCGCCGCCGCTGACGACCGCATACGCGCCGGCCAGCGGCAGGTAGCACCAGTCGGGCCAGTCAAATCCGGGGCCCCGCTGGCTGCGGAAATGGTCGCCCGCGGTCCAGGCGGTAGGGTAGGCGCGGCCGACCGCATCGAGGATCATGCGGGCCCGGTGCGTGCGCTTCGGGAACTGGGTCACGGTCCGACCTCGCACGCGAGATCCAGCTGCTTGCCCCGCGCCGTCCACACCGCCAGGCGGCAGTGGCCGGCGATCATCGGGCGGTCGACCTGTCGGCGGTCGACGGCGATCGAGAATGGGCTGTCCGAACCGTCGTCGAACACCACGTCCCAGCAGCGGCCAGGCAGATGGATCGACGGCTCGATGATGGCCGACCGGCCGGTCCGCATCTCCTCCAACGCTCCCTCTGCCGCCTCGGGCACGAGGAGGCGCCAGGTGCCAGCATTGGCTGTGAGGTAGCACAGCCCGGCCGCGGCCTGCTCGCTGTCCCAGTAGTTGGTGGCGCGCAGCTCGGGGCCGTCGTTCTGGATCTTGATCGGCATGCTCAGACCGGAATCCGCCGGGCCATCGCCACGGCATGCTGTCGGATGTTGATGTCCCGCCGTTCGCGGGCACGCTCGGCGATGCGCTGCGCTGCCGCCAGCGCCTCACGCGCGGCCGCCAGCTCGCGCTCGAGCCGTTCGACATCGGCGATCGCTGGCCCCAGATCCGCAGACTCGCGCGCGCACTGCAGCTCGCGCTCGGCGCGAACCCGCTCGGCCTCCAGCCAGCGCGCGTGCTTGCGTGCCCGACGCGCGGCGTCGGGGTACGTCAGATCGTGCGCAGCGAACCACGCGAGCATCTGCTCGCTGTCGCCGAGGTCCATCGGAGCCCACTGACCCGCGACGGGAACGTCTGCGAACAGCAGCCGCATCGGACGGTCTGCACGGGCGCCATCCCTGGACGCCGGCCAGCGCACGAGCGGCGTGTCGATGACGGCCTCGACGATCGCCTGCGCGACCGGGTCGTGCTCGATGTCGTCGTCCCCGACGCGGTAGCGCAGGCACTCGACCTCGACGGTGGCCAGCTCTTCCTGCGGCTCGACACCCGCCGGGTCCTCGCCGCGCTGTGCGGCGTGCTCGCGGCGCAACGCGAGGACCTCGGGCGAGTACTCCGTGTCGATCCAGCGCTGCAGCTCGTCGCGCAGAAGCTCGGCCGCAGCCTCCGCCTCGCGGCGCGAGACGAGCTCGCGGTCCAGCACCGAGCTCGAGGCGTCATGCCGGGCGACAGCCCGGAACAGCGTGTCGATGCTCATCTCAGGCCCCCAGCAGCTTGTCGATCTCGGCCAGGCGCGCCACCAGGCGGCCGCGTTCGGCGGCCAGCGCCTCGCGATCGATCACCGGCTCCTCTGGCTCGACCTCGACCGACACGACCCCATCAGCCGGCTCATCGGCCAGGCGCTGGACCCAGGTGGCGGGCACGTCCCGCACGAGCACCGTCGCGCCCTTCGAGCCCACGCAGGTCTTCCAGTTCTTCACCGAGCCGCCGCTGCCGAAGTTCCCCTCAAGCAGCACCACGCCTTCGCAGATCCGGGCGCCGCTGTCGCGCCCGAACGCCTTCGCGATCTCGCGGCCCGCGAGGCGGATCGGCGCGCTGTAAGCGCTGTGTTCGGGCTTCCAGACCACCCGCAGCGTGACCACGGGGCCAGAGGCTTCGGCGCCATCGGTGCCGTAGTGCTGCAGCAAGGCCTCCCGGACCCGCGCGTCGTCGCGGGCGTCGAAAACCCACGCGGGGGCCTGCCAGCGGCCGCCCAGGCGCTTGGCGGCGGCGACGAACGCCGGCAGGTACGGGGAGACGACGCGGATGGTGTTGGCGTCGCGGGTGACTTTCAGCATGATCATCTCCTGGTGAGATTTCTCCGGGGACTCACCCCCGGCGGTGTGCGCTGCCTGTTCGGCAGTAGTGCAGTGAAGGGGTCCGTCGCAGCGTTTCCTGAGCTGCTTCCGCAGCAGTTCAGCGATCCAGGATCTCCTCCACTTCGTCGGCGCTCAGGCCGGCCGCGCGCAGCGCGCTCTCCACGGACATCGTCGTGTGCAGGGTCGGGTCGTTCGGCAGGACGCCCCGCTGCGTGAGCTCGAGCATCGTGCTGGCCTGGATCACGCCACCGCTGTCGGCGGCGGCCAGGATCGCGTTGATGTCGGTCTGCTTGCTCATCGTCATCTCCCTATCGAGATTCCCCGGGTACCCACCCCCGGCGGTGCTGCCGAGATCGGTCTCGGCATGGGTGACATAGTAAACCCACACGGGTTTACCGTCAACACCCTTTTATCCCTCATCGAGGGGACGCGCTTTGCCGCCACGCACCGCCCGTGCTACGGTAGCGGCGGGTGATCGTCGGCGGGACGCTGACGCGTGTCAGCCCTGACACCCGCCCCGTCCGGCCCGCAGCATGCGGGCCCATGACGCCGCTTCGCCGCCTGCCCTCGCGCGCCCGCCAGATCGGCCGCGCAGCACGCCTCGTGATCGCCGGGCTGAGCCTGTCGGCCGCCGGCCTGGTGGGCATCGCGGTCCACGAGGGGTACAGCGAGAGGGCCTATCCCGACCCCGTGCACGGCACGAAGGTCCCGACGATCGGCTTCGGGTCGACCGCCGGGGTCAAGATGGGCGACACCACCGACCCCGTGTCCGCGCTGCAGCGCAAGGAGCGCGAGGTGCGGGTGTTCGAGGGCGCGATCAAGGCCTGCGTGACGGTGCCGCTGTACCAGGCCGAGTACGACGCGTACGTCGATCTGGCCTACAACATCGGCCCCGGCCGCGACGGCGTGGCCGATGGCTTCTGCTGGGCGAAGCGCGGCGGGCCCAGCAACCTGGTGCGCCGGCTCAATGCCGGCGACTACGTGGGCGCCTGTAACGCCATCCTCGACTGGCGCTATGCCGGTGGCCAGGACTGCAGCGTGAGCCGCTCGTGCCGTGGCCTCTGGCTGCGGCGGCAGCAGCTGCAGCAGCGCTGCCTCGGCGCCGAGGGGGCTGCGCAATGAGGACCCTCGGCCGCGTCGCCTCGATCGCCGTGCTGGCAGCCCTGCTCGTGGGCGGCATCGCGGCGCTGGCCTATGGCTGGGGCCGGACGGCCGGCAGCGCAGCCGTGCCGCGCCAGGAGGCCGCACAGGCGCGTGCAGCCCTGCAGGCCTACCAGGCCGACGTGCGCCGCGTCGACCAGGCCACCGATCGCTACCTCGCCGACCACCGTGCCCTGGAGGACCGCTATGCCCAGCTCGACCGCGAGCATCGTGCGCTGCTCAAGCGCCATCGTCTCATCGTGCCGCAGCGCACTGCAGTGGCTGTGGCGCCGCTGCAGTGCGATGGTGGTGTGCAGCGAGCCCCTGATCTCGCGGCCGACCAGGCGGGGCGCATCGAGCTACCTGACGCTGCTCGTGATGCTGATGGCGAGCTGCAGCTCACTCTGGCTGCTGTCCGGGTGTGGAACGCCGCCCTCACCGGCCGCGACGCGCCGGCCGGTGCCTGCGGCGCTGCTGCAGCCGCCGCGGGAGCCGATGCCGCTTGTGCCGAGGGCTCCGGCCTCGGCATCGCCGACGCCTGGGACAACCACGCCGCCAACGCCCGCGCCTGCGCCGAGGACCGGCAGCGGTATCGCCATCTGATCGAATTTCTGACTGCCGAGGAGCGGTGACATGGAACGCGACGAACTGCTGCTGCTCGGTCGGATCGACGGGAAGCTCGACGGGATCAGCAAGCACCTGCAGGCGCAGGACGAGCGGCTCGACAAGATCGACGGGCGGCTGCGCGCGGTCGAGCAGAAGGCCGCGGTGATCGGCGCGGCCAGCGGCGGCGCGATGAGCCTCGGCGTGGCGCTGATCGTCGAGGGCATGAAGCACTGGCTCGGGCGCGGCGGCCCGGGCTCGGGACCGTGAGCGCGCATGGCCCACGCGAACGAGAAGCGCACGAAGCTGCGCGGCCTCTACGTGCATCAGCGCATGCCGATGGACGCGGCCTGCAAGGCCGCGGGCGTGCCGCGCAGCACGGCCAATCGGTGGAAGCAGGAGGCGGCCGCCGCCGGTGACGACTGGGACAACGTCCGCGCCGCCGTCGCCATGGGCGACGAGAACTTCGCGGCGCTGTCGAAGCGCCTGCTCGAGGACTACCTGGTCGAGCACCAGGGCACGATCGACATGCTGCGCAGCCAGGAAGGCCTCACGGCGCGCGATCGCGCGGAGACGCTGGCCAGCATGGCCGACAGCTTCAACAAGACCATGGCGGCCTTCCGCCGCATGAGCCCCGAGCTGAACCGCCAGGCCATCGCGCTCGACGTGCTGCAGCGCCTGGCGCAGTTCGCGCAGGCCAAGTTCCCGCGGCATGTCCCGCTGCTGCTGGAGCTGCTGGAGCCTTTCGGCGAAGAGCTGGCGAAGACGGCGCGATGAAGATCCTCATCTGCAAAGGGTACGGAGTGGGAAGCGGTGAGGTCCGCCTGGTGGCCGAGCGCATCACGCACTGGCACGGCATCGACTTCAACGGCAACCACGGCACCGAGATCTACCTCGACACCGGCAACTCGGTGCGTGTGCAGGCCTGGCCGCGCGACGTCGAGAAGGCGATGCTGCTGCTGAGCGATGCCGACTCGTGCGACGTTCCGAGCAGCTGGTGACCGAGATGACGACGGCACTCATCTGGACCGGCTTCTGCGTCTGGGTTGCCCTCGGTGCAGCCCTGACGGCCTGGGCTTGCGAGCTGGTCGAGCTGGCCGTGCTGGCTGCCGACTTCACCCGCTTCATGCTGGCCGAGGCCCGCGCTGCAGAGCGCAAGCGCAAGCCGATCCGCTGGTTCACGCGCATCTGGTGGACGTTCATCAGCAAGGGAGTTCCACCGAGGATCGGCTACAGCAGCGGCGCCTTGTGGACAGGCTTCCGGCAGTGGTACGTGCCACCGGCCTCCAGCCGACAACGCTGAAGCATGGCCCGCAGCAGCAAGGAGTTCCTCGACGGCCTGGCCGAGCTGGCCGAGAGCCTGCGTCGTCAGATCGATGCGGACCTCGATGGCTGGTCGCTCGAGCCCGAGGCGATCGCAGAGCGGCGGCGCCAGGTGTGCGACCCGGTGACCGGCTTCGAGTTCTGGGACCGGACCTACTTCCCGCACTACGGCCGGGCCGAGCCCAGCGCCCTGCACCAGTACCTGTACGCGCGGCTGCCGCAGCTCATCAACGCGTCGACCGGCCAGCGCGATGCGATCGCCGCCCCGCGCGGCGAGGCCAAGTCCACCAAGGTCTCGATGAGCTTCGTCACCTGGTGCCTGGTCACGGGCGCGCAGTGGTACGTCGTGATCGTGATGGACGCCTTCGACCAGGCGGCTGAGATGCTGGAGGCGATCAAGGCCGAGCTGGACACCAACCCCCGCATCGCGAGCGACTTCCCCGAGGCGGCCGGCCAGGGCAAGGTCTGGCGCGCTGGCGTGATCGTCACGGCCAACGGGCGCAAGGTGGAGGCTTTCGGCAGCGCGAAGAAGATCCGCGGCCGCCGCCATGGCCCGCACCGGCCGGGCCTGGCCATCCTCGACGACATCGAGAACGACGAGAACGTCAACACCCCGGCGCAGCGCGACAAGCTGCAGAAGTTCGTCACCAGCTCGGTGCTGAACCTGGGCCCGCCCGACGACAGCATGCATGCCATCCTGATCGGCACGGTGCTGCACTACGACAGCGTGCTCGCGCGCTTCCTGCGCAATCCGCTCTGGAACCGCAAGGTCTTCAAGGCCATCTTGCAGTGGCCCGCCCGCATGGACCTGTGGGAGGAGTTCGAGGGCCTGCTGCTCAATGCGGAGAACGCCCAGGCAGGCGAGGCTGCTGCGATGGCGATGTACCGCGAGCACCAGGCCGAGATGGATCGGGACGCGGTGGTCAGCTGGCCCGCGGTGAGGCCGCTGGTGCAGCTCATGCTGCGGCGCGCGCGCGAGGGGCACAGCGCCTTCGACAGCGAGCAGCAGAACGACCCGAGTGCCGGCGATGATGCGCCGTTCGCCCACAGCATCCGCTTCTGGGTCAACCGCCTGGCGGAGTGGATCTTCTACGGCGCGTGCGACCCGTCGCTCGGCCGGCACAACAAGGGCCGCGACCCGAGCGCGATCGGCATCGGCGGCTACCAGCGTGTGACCGGCATCCTTGACGTGGTCGAGGCGAAGATCCGGCGGCGCACGCCGGACCGGATCATCAGCGACATCATCGAGCTGCAGCGCGAGTACTGCTGCCTGGTCTGGGGCATCGAGAGCGTGCAGTTCCAGGAGTTCCTGCGCACCGAGCTGGTCAAGCGCTCGGCCCAGGCCGGTGTGCCGGTGCCGGCCCGTGCGCTGCTGCCGATCGCGGACAAGGTGTTGCGCATCGAGTCGCTGCAGCCGCACATGCACAACGGGCTGATCAGGTTGCACAGCAGCCAGACCACGCTCGTCGACCAGTTCCGCCACTTCCCGCTGGCGGACCACGACGACGGCCCGGACATGGTGCAGATGCTCTGGATGCTGGCGGTGACCGGCGTGGCAGCAGCGGCCGCGCAGGCCGATGCGGAAAGCAGCTCCGACCAGGCCGACGCGCGCACCCGATACGGCCGCCAGGCGGCCCGCATGTTCCGCAACGGAGGACGATCATCATGAGCAGCTGGTGGCGCAATGCCCTCGGGCTGTCCCCTGCCCGCCTGGCCGAGGCCGCCGACGCCGAGGCCGCACCGCCCGCCCAGGCGCCCGCGGCGCCGCCGGCCGTGGCCGCCCGCCAGACGGAGGCCAAGCAGGACCCGGCGGCCGAGCCGGGCTGGACGCGCCTCACGGGCGAGGGCACGGGGCGGCATAACGATCAGGACCTGGCCCCGCTCGCGCAGGACCGGATGCAGCGCCTGGCCGAGTGGCTGTGGCAGAGCAACCTGCTCGCCAACCGCCTGGTCGAGATCATGCTCGCCTACCTGCTGGCCGAGGGCGTGAGCCTGCAGTGCCCCGACGAGCAGCACCAGAAGCTGCTGACGGCCTTCTGGAACGACCCGATCAACAACTGGCCGCTGAAGCTGGTGGGCCGCGCGCGCGGGCTGTCCCTCATGGGCGAGCAGTGCTACATCTGCCGGGTCAACGAGGGCAGCGGGTTCGTGCGCCTGGGCTACCTGGACCCGCGGCACATCGGCACCGTGGTGATGGACCCGGACAACCCCGAGCAGCCCATCGGCGTGGTCACGAAGCGCGACGCCCAGGGCAAGTACCACAAGTACCGCGTGGTGGTGCTGGGCAACGACGACGAGCTGTTCTCGCGGCGGACCGCGCAGATCCGCCGCACGGACTTCACGGACGGTGACTGCCTGCTCTACCAGGTCAACAAGCTGCCCAGCGGCTCGCGCGGCCGCTCCGATCTGCTGGGGCAGATGGACTGGCTCGACGCCTACGACGAGTTCCTGTTCGCCGAAATCGACCGCATCCGCTACCTGCGCTCGTTCGTGTGGGACGTCGCCATCGCCGGAGCCAACCAGGAGGACGTGGACAAGTTCGACAAGACCTTCAGGCCGCCCGCGCCGAACTCGAAGTTCGTGCACAGCGACTCGATCACGCTCTCCGCGATCTCGCCCGAGCTGCAGGCGGCGGACACGAGCGAGAGCGCGCGCCTGTTGCGCAACCACGTTCTCGGCGGCGGCACCGTGCCCGAGCACTGGTTCGGCGGCGGCGGCGACGTGAACCGCGCGGCCGCCGGCGAGATGGGCGAGCCCACGTTCAAGATGTTCACGGCGCGGCAGCAGGTGCTCAAGCTCATGCTCGAGGAGATCGGCCGCTA